AATTTACAACTATTAATGGAACGCCTAAAACAATAGTCATATTTTTACTAAAGTATCTAACTAAAACGGCAAATACTACGAAATATAATATTGCATTAATGTTTCCCAATACCATATAACCAATTACATTAAATAAGGCCAATAATGCTACAATATTTAAAACCCATTTATTGGTTAAAAATTTACTTACTGATGAATTAAGTTTCATTATATATATAATATTTAAAAAAAATTGATTTAATATTTGAATATTAAATAAATGCAATAACTTATGGACAATAATACATTTGAAAATGAAACTGACAATGAATCTTACGATTCTTGGAATGAAACCGACGAAGAAGCAGATGATGCAATATATGAACCAGAGGAGCCAAGCTTAAATAAATTTACTATCGTTTTATGTGGAAAATACAATAGATTACTTCATGGTCCAGCACCAAAAATAATGAGCAATTATTATTTAACTTTTATTAGATTTAAACAATTAGATATGAATCTAATAAATTATTACAAGGATTTTTCAGATTCTCTAAAATTAGAAATTGCTGAATGTATTTATTTACCATCACAACACTGTGTCGCAATACTAAAAACATTTTGGTTAAAATTAATTCAACGTGCATGGAAAAGAATTTACAAAGAGAGAAAAATATGTTTGGCAAGAAGAGCCAATCCTAACGCACTAAAATATAGAGAAATTTATGGAAAGTGGCCTAATAGTTGTTCAAACTTTCCACAATTAAAAGGTATGTTATTTAATTTATCGAGAACTTCTTCTTGAACGTCTAGTTGATTTAGGTGTAGATGAAATGCTTCTACGTATAGATGTCGATTTATATGTAAAACCTCCTTTTTGCTTTCTATTTTTTTTAGTTCTGCGGCCACCTCTTACAGTTATTCCTTGTGGTGAATTTCTAATATCTATCCCACGAAGATAACCAGAAACATCTTCTGGAGTTCTAGCATTAGCTATCTGATTAAGAGCCGTTTGATATTTATTATCACCATTTGGATTAGCTCTTCTTAATTGTTGAGCTTTTCTGGATAATTGTTGATTTATTGTACTTAAAGGCACATTTATAGGTTGTCCGCTCGCATAATCAATAACATTAATAGGAGTATTATCTGGTAGTCTACCTTGTGCTACTTGACCTACTGGCGCAACTGGTGCGGCAGCTGCTGCATGTTGTCCTTGAATAACATTGCTTATATTTTGTAGGGATTGTTCTATCTCTTGTAAAATAGCATTTACTTCTCGTTGAGTTGTTGCATTTGGTACGGCTGCAGTAAGTCTTTCTAAATCTTCTGTAGCATCCATAATTGCTTGAGTTGCTGCAACAATTCTTTGAGATAATTGCTCATTTTGTTGTGTTAATCGGGTAATTTCTTGTTGTAAATTTTGTGATTGATTTTCTGCCGATCCTCTTGTATTTTGATGTTCTTGATTAACTCTAGCTATTTCAGCATCTTTTTCATTTATTTGTCGTTCAAATTCTGCAATTCTAGCTTCGCATTGATTTATTCTATCAGTCAATGCTTGTTCTCTTTGTTGAGCTTGTTCTGTAAGTTGTTGAATTTGTTGAGCATGTTCATTGGCTTGGTCTCCTCTTCCTTGAAGTTCATTTCTTAAAGCATCTCTTTCATTTGTTAGTTGATCTTTTTCATTTGTTAACTGGTCTCTTATTTGTGTAACTTCTCTTAAATTTTGTTCACAAGTATTAATTTGTTCTTGCAGACCATTTATTTGCTGTGTTAATCGATCTTTTTCTTCATTTAATGCTCTAACATCAGCATCATGTTGTTGTTGTAATTGTGCTATCTGAGCTTGTAATTCTTGATATTGTCTATCTTTATCATTAATAGCTGTAGTATTTCTATTTACATGTCCATCTAATTCTTCCGCACGATTTTTTAATGCAGTTATTTCACCTACCAATGCAGCTAAACGTCTACTTATTTGAGTAAGACTATCTTTAATATTATTCGTAAATTGTTGTTTCATTTCAATATTAGCTTGTATACCTTGTCTAACTTCATTTAGTCTTCGCATACTTGCATCAAATCGTTCAATAAAATCATTTTCTGCCATATATATTTAACTAATATAAAATTTAATATATATTTAAAGTGAATACTGTTTCTTTTTATTTAATATGTCGTCAAAATCTTTTGTATTATCAACAATCGAGTCTAAACTTTCCTTAATTGATTTAACTTCATTTAAAATTTTATATTGTTCTTCTTTTGCGTCTTCGATATTATGTTTTGTAAGTTTACCAGAGAGAGTCAAGTCCTTTATATAGTCATCGAGCACTTGAAGCGCTTTAATCTGGTCTCTTTTTTGTTGTGCAATATAATTATAATATTTTGAATAATCATTTTTTACAGTTTCTAAAAATCTATTTTGTTTCGAAATAAATTTTAATTTTTTCTGTTTTTCAATTAACATTTTTTTCTTTGCGTCAATTAAATCTTGTATTTTAATAAATTGTTCATCTCTTTCCCTAATCGGAACAATAATTTTTGCTTTGTAAGGAACAATTGCCATTCTTAAAATAAACAATTATTTTATTATTAATGAAAAAAATTTAAAATCTTTGATATATATTATTTAGGATGTCAAAAACTACAACAGAACTATTACTTGCCCCTGACGATAATCGTTTCGTAATGTTTCCAATTAAATTCGATGATATATGGAAAATGTACAAGAAACAAGTCGATTGTTTTTGGAGAGCCGAAGAAATCGATTTAACTAAAGATTTAACACATTGGGAAAGCTTAAATGCTGACGAAAAATATTTCATCTCAATGATTTTGGCTTTTTTTGCCGCAAGTGATGGAATAGTTTTGGAGAACTTAGCGTCACGTTTTATGAATGACGTTCAATTAGCCGAGGCTAGAGCCTTTTACGGTTTTCAAATTGCAATGGAAAATATTCACTGTGTAACAGGAAATACTAAAATTTTTACTGATACAGGTTATTTTTCAATTAAAGATTTAGAGAATAAGCACGTCAATGTTTGGAATGGTGAAGAATTTTCAAATGTTCAAATTAAATACACTGGAGACCAAGAAATTTACAAAATAAGCTTATCAAATGGTATGGAGTTAGATTGTTCGCCTGGTCACAAATGGTTAATACAAAAAGGTAATCCTAAGCATCCAGAAAGATGTGTATGTGAAGAAATAGAAACAATTGATTTAAAAGTAGGCGATATATTAGAAAAATATACAATCCCTTTAATAGAATTTGAAGATAAAGACGAATTTTTAAATCCATATATGCATGGATTTTTTTGTGGCGATGGAAGTTATACTAATAATTATCCAGTAATTTATTTATATGATAAAAAACGTGATTTGTTGCCTTATTTTAAATATGATTCAATGCAAAAAAGTGAAAATCCCATAAAATTTTACATAACTAAATATATTAATAAAGCAAAATTTGAAGTTCCAATTAATTACAGTAAAGAAGTAAGACTTAGTTGGCTAGAAGGTTATGTTGACGCTGATGGTTGTGTCAATTTAAACACGACCAAAGACTCAACGTCAATACAATTATCATCTATAAACTTTAAATTTTTACAAGATGTCCAACTAATGTTAACTACATTAGGACTTCAAACAAATATAAGATTAAATCATAAATCAGATAAACGTTTGATGCCAAAAAATGACGGAAGTGGAGATTATGATTATTATATGTGTAAGGAGTGTTATGTTCTATATATAACAGGCAAGTCAGTCAACAAACTTATTGAGATTGGATTTTCTCCAAAAAGGCTACAACTTATATACTGTGAAAGATTAAATGACACAATGGATGTTTCACCAAGAATTAAAATAGAGAGAATTGAAAAAATATCAGAAAATGAATCAACATATTGTTTTAACGAACCTAAAAAACATCGTGGAATTTTTAATGGAATTTTAACTTGTCAAAGCGAAACATATAGTGTTTTAATTGAGACTTATATCAAAGATAAAGAACAAAAAGATAAACTCTTTAATGCTATTAGTAATTATCCTTGTATTAAAAAGAAGTCCGATTGGGCTCAAAAATGGATTCACGATAATAGAAGCAGTTTTGCTACTAGATTAGTTGCCTTCGCATGTGTAGAGGGTATTTTTTTCAGTGGCGCATTTTGCAGTATCTATTGGCTGAAAAAACGCGGTTTAATGCCTGGTCTTACTTTTTCTAATGAATTGATTTCACGTGATGAGGCACTCCACTGCGAATTTGCAGTGCTTTTATATAACAAATTGCAGAAAAAGATTGACAAGGCTCGCATTCACGAGATCATTAGAGAAGCGGTTGAAATTGAAACCGAATTTATCTGTGACGCATTACCATGCAAATTAATTGGTATGAATGCAGAATTAATGACACAATATATACAATTTGTTGCCGACCGTTTAGCCGTTCAATTAGGATATAAGAAAATTTATAACGTAAGCAACCCATTTGACTTCATGGACTTGATTAGCTTAGAAGGTAAGACTAATTTCTTTGAGCGTAAAGTAGCAGAATATAGTCTAGCGAATAAGAACTCGGAAGATGCTTTTAATTTTACAGATGACTTTTAATTTTAACGTAATGTATAAAATAAACATAAATAAACTTTTAAATTATAATAACTTAAATAAATCATTATTATAATTATAATGGAGGAAACAACTTCTGATTATTCTCGAACAATTATATACAAGTTATGTAGTAAAGACCCATTGATTACAGATATTTATGTTGGTCATACCAAAAATTTTAAGCAAAGAAAAAATACACATAAAACTTCTTGCTGTAACGAAAACGATAAAAAATATAACCAATATGTTTATAAATTTATAAGAGATAATGGAGGCTGGGATAACTGGTCTATGATACAAATTGAAGAACGCAATTGTAAAGATAAAAGAGAAGCTGAATCTACGGAGCATTATTGGATTGAACAATTAGGTGCATCCCTAAATACAAACAAACCATATGCAATGTGTAAAGAAGATGAAAAATTATACAAAAAAATATGGTATGAAGAAAAAAAAGAATATATTCTTGAAAAAGCTAAACAGAATTATGAAGAAAATAAAGATAAAAAATTAGAATATCAAAAACAATATTCTGAGGAACACAAAGAACATATAGCAGAAAAACAAAAGGAGTATCGAGAAAAAAATAAAGAAAAATTAGCTCAGCAAAAGAAAATATATAGAGAACAAAATAAAGAAAAAGCTAAGAAGGCTCAAAAAACTTGGAGGGAAGCAAATAAAGAAAAATTAAAAGAAAAAAGGTCTCAAATAATTATGTGTGAATGTGGGTGTGAATATACATTAAATAATAAAACAAGACATTTGAAAACCAAAACTCATATAGAATTTATTGAACTAAATAAATAATAATAAATTTAATGCAGATTATTATTTATCGATTACTACATTCTTGGAGATATTTTTTATTATCTTATCCTCCTTTTCTTCTTCATTACCATTTCCACACATAGCTTCGACAACCATTTTATTATATTTGTCGGAATATTTTGAGTCTGCATATTGGCATCCAGGATATTTCTCTCTATACTCTGGATGTAACTTGTAATTTTTTGCTGCTATTTTCTTAATGGCCTTACGTAGCCTCGTATTATTGTCATCTTCTTTCTCCCATTTGTTATCATCTTTGATGTAAATAACTTCGCGCTTTTTGTCTGTACAATGGACGGGTCTTTCGGTCACATCTAATGCCTTCAGGTTTGTAGTGATAATGTTAGAGAGATTTTCTACATAACCTATTTCACCAAATCTCTCTAGGTCACATAACTGAACTTTGATCGATTCGACAAAATCATTGATATTCATCGCATCTTTACATGTCTCATTCAAGAAAAAATTCAAATTGAAAGCCTTATTGTTAGAGTTAGTATAAGTATTATTACTATTATTGGTTATACCGTTTTTAACCAGATTATTAATGGTGTTATTTTGTTCTAGAATGATTTGCTTCATCTCCTTGTTATCTTTGATTAATTCCATGACTAATTCTGTAGTAATTTGGGTTCCGGGATGCACATCATTTATCGAATGAGAATTGTTATTAAAATTACAATTTTTCTTATGCTTCCAGAGTCCTGACCGATGTGCAAACTCTTTGTCACAAAATTCACACGTAAAAATAGATTGCGCGCAACTTTTTGCAACTTTTTGCAACTTTTCAGTGTCATTTTGCAACTTTTGCAACTCCAGAATGTTTCCATTTGCAACTTTTATATGTTTCAATGTAAATAAATGTTTATCAAAACTACTTTTTCTACACGTTGAATAATCACAGTATAAACAACTAAATTTTTGTTCGCAACTTTTCGCAACTTTTTCGTTTCCTAAAGTATCCATAATGTTTCCATAGAAAATAATCTTTAAGTTTTTTCAAAAAAAAATATCATCACAAATTGAAAATTATTTTTTTGGTGATGTGACGTTAATTTTTCATTATGGTCACAATTTGGATACTTTTTCATAAAATATTTGGATTTTCGAAAAATGGACAAAAATAAATGTCCAAAATCGCAAAATCAAAATACTTTTCATTTTCGAAAAACAAGAATTTTCTCTACACATGAAGGGAAAAAAATTGCCCACTTTTTCAGAGAATTTAAAGAATTTCTCTTCAGAATGTAGTATTCTGGTCTTTAAGTTATTTTGTAAATAATATATTTTGCAAATAATTTAAAGTAATTTATATATATTATTTATGAAGGGTTTTATTATTTTTCTCTCTATTATTCCTTTTATAAAAGGGTTAATTTGTCCTGAAACCTCAAGTTCTTTTGGAAAAAGTGATTGTGGTTATATTGGTATAAATCAAAATGAATGTATTAATAAGGGTTGTTGCTGGCAACCTACAAGTGATAATTCACCTTATTGTACATATCCTAGTCAATATAGTAAAACCAATTATTACAATCCAAGTAAAATTTCTAGTGCTCCATTTATGAAGGATGAAATAGATTTATTTTTTAATTATTTTCTCGCCAACATAGATGTAAATTCAACAGGAGCAGTGGCAGCAGCACCTGATCTTAATACACCAGGTGGTTCTTATTTTTACCACTGGGCTAGAGATGGCGGATTGACTATGGATACTTTAGAATTTTATACTGAACCAGACTTTTCTTCAAAATTTTCAAACGATTATGCAAAATGGATTAAAAATATTCAGAGCAAACAAGACCCTAATAATATTGATATACGAATTGAACCTAAATATAATATACCAAGTGGAACAGCATATACAGGTGGTTGGTGTAGACCTCAGAATGACGGACCAGGTTTGCAAGCAATAGCTCTCATAAATTCAGCTGTGTCAGCTGACGTTACTTGGCCCATTATAAAATATAACTTAGATTACATTATAAATGGTTATGATGATATCACATGTGATTTATGGGAAGAAATAACCAATAATGATTTTTTCTGGAACAGAGTAACAATGGCAAAAGCGCTTTCATTAGGTGCAAAATTAGCCAGTAAATTAGGATATACAGATGAAGCATCAAAGTGGAAATCCGCATCAGATAACATAAAATCTAAAATATATGCAACCCATTGGAATGGATATTATTTTTATGAGTCTAATAATAGACCTGTAGATGGTGCAGTAATTGTAGGAATAAATGATGGTTATGATAGTGAAGATAATTTTTTAAATCCATTATCATATGAAGTAGCATCTACAGTTTATTATTATAATTTAGTATTTAGTTCAGAGTATCCAATAAATAAATTAGATATGTCAAAATATGGTATTTTATATGGTAGATATCCAGGAGATGTATATGCTGGTGGTAATCCATGGATATTAACAACAGCAGCATTAGCTTCTTTAATGTATAGAATTGCTGGACAATTAAATATGGAAAAATTGATGGACTCAGATACAAAATATATATGGACAAAAGCATTAAATTTAAGTGAATTACAAGAAGATTTAGTTGGATTATTTAAAATGCAAGGTGATGGTATATTAAATAGAATAAAAACATATATAGAACCTTATGATTTTCATATGTATGAACAAATAGATAAGAATAATGGTAAACAGATATCAGCATATGATTTAACCTGGTCATACGCAGAAGTTCTAAACGCATTAAAATGGAGAGAAAAAATATAATATAATTTTTAATTTAAAGACCTTTATTAAAGGTAACTGTATAAGAGCTTCGCTTTAAGTTATTTTGTAAATAATATATTTTTCTTTAAATACTTTTGAAATATATTATTGTAAAGGGAAACTTTTATTAATAATCATCATCATCTTCGTCAAAATTTATTTTTAAATATAATTTGATTGATTTATCTAGAATCTCTTCAAGTTTTTCTGTAAAATATTTGATACATTCATAATTTTCTAATATTAATTCTTTATTTGACTTTCCTTTTGTAGTACCTATTTCAAATTCTATATTTGAAAAGAAGTCATATATGTATTTAGGATAATTTAATGGTATATATTTCTTCTCAGTTTCTCTTAATTTCTCTTGAATAAAGATGATAAAATTAGTCGGTGATTTTTTGTCTTCTGGGCAACAAGATCTCCAATATTTATAAAAATAAAATATATCATTTGTAGATGTTACGTATTGTTTTTTTATGTATTCAAAAATATTATTTACAAATAAGCTATTATTTTGTAAAACTAAATCTTCATTATTTGCATTTTTCCAATTAATTAAATAAGGTTTATCATAATCAAGAGTAAATATACAATTTATTATATTTTTTCCATTAAATCTAGTAAAATTTTTTGATACCCCTCCTTCATCATCTAATTTACATACATTTTTAAATAAATGATTGTCATATACAGTTGTTATTAATGTCTCATTGTAATTTAACTCATTAAATTGCGGTTTTATATAACAATTTATTATATCAGATTCATTGTAGCCAATTAAAGTAAATTTTTTATTCATTTTAAAATTATCATTTCCATCGTATTTAATAGAATGACCTATTAACCAATTTATATTTGGATATAATTCATATATCTTTTTAATTATATATTTTATGTTTCTTATCTTATCATAATGATTTTTTAAATAAAGTTGGATTTTACTATTTTTAACACATTTACTATTGTCAAAAAAATATTGGCTACAACATTTTTTACATAAACAATTATCATGTCCTATAAAAATATTTTCAAAACTTTTAAAATATATATCAATTATATCATAAATATCGCTAATTGTGATACATGCATATTTTTTATTCTCAACAATTTCAATCATAAAATATAATATAATACATTCTAGAGGACATAATACAATTTCAGTATTATCTATAAGAAATATTTTCAATTTATCCTGCATATGAATTATCATATCTTTAATTATATTAAAATAGCTAATATACTCAGAACCTTTATTCGACATTTTCAAGATAGGAATAATTATGTCTTTTTTATTTTCTAATAATTTATAATATTTTTTTAAGGCGTCTACTTCTAAAACTTCTGCATTTGAAATTTTATATAAAATGGCCTTAATTTGTTTTTTAGTATCACTTTCAATCATAAATTTTTCTGTATTTATAATTTCTATTAATATGGTAATAAATAAAGCAGAATATCTAATATTATGATTACCCATATCAATTACTATTTTTTCATCATTGTCATTGTTTAAATTTTCATTAGAAACATTTTTAATAATTTTATTATAATATTCATCGAAGTAAAGGTTGCTAGATTCATTTATAAAATTATTGTATTTAATTTTATTAAATATTTTTATATCAGGATTTACTTCCTTATCATAAATTACATTATCTTTGTTGAATTTTTGCAATTTTCGATTTATATCATCATTATTTTCTTCATATCTAATATATAATTTTTGTTTCATTCTTGTTAATGCAACATGTAACAATGAATCATACACTAGATTATCTTTTGATTTACTAAATCTCTCTAGAGCACTTTGAGTAAACCCAATTAAAAACACAACATTTCTACCATCACCTTTTGATGAATGACAAGACACTATTCGTGTTGATTTATCTGATTCTGATAAATTTATAGATGTTCCTTCTTCTGATTTATGAAATATTGCATATTTGTAATATTTTTCTATATCGACTGTATTATTCCATTTATTCATATATTCTGGTTCATCTCTAAATTTATTCTGCCAAAATATATTAATAGACAAAACTAGAGCATCAACTAGAGGATTTTTTTGTGTAAATGGTGTAACAATTAAAAAATCTTCCGGAAATCTATTATTAATTGTAACTTCATTCTCATAATAATCCATAATTTTTTCAACATTTTTATTTACATTATCAGTATTTTTTTCATTTTCAATATTGATATTATCACCTTTAAAAAATACTAATGGACTGTCATCCTCAATATTTGTATCATTTTTATAAGGAGTAATCGATGGTAATTCGTACTTCTCAAATGGTATCATAAAATTAACAAAATCTACTAATTTGGGATGGATAAATCGTCTGCAAATATTTGTAGGTTCTAATTTAACTACATTAATGTAGGGTAATTCAGATTGAAGAAAAAATGTAAATGCATTTTCTTCATTGCTAATACTTTGTAATCTATCTCCTACAATTAAACAATCAGTATACTTATCCCTCATTATTCTTATTATAGCTTTAGCGTAACAATCTGGTGGGTCTTGAAATTCATCAATTACTAATAATGTTTCTTTATTTAGTTTTGGATTTACTGATGCATATTTAATAACACCTGAATCGCTGCTTTCAATATGACCTTCTATAATAGAGTTTATAATTCCTCGAAACTTGTCTAGCTCACTATGATTTTTATTTCCAATTGACCAAGTAAATGATTCTATTGTAGAAATAATACTTTGGCATTCTTCTCCCGTTATTATGTTGTTGTATGTTATAATATATTTTTTATTCTTTTCTTCGATTCTAACATTTTTTAAATGTATAAATCCATTCTTTTGATTTTCAAATTCACATTTTATCATATGTTTTGCAGAATGCTGTTTTGTTATAAAAATACTATTCTTATAATGACTCATCGCAGGGTCATCTAACATTTTAATTATGCCAAATGTCTTACCATTTCCTGCCCCTTGTTGTTTTATAAATAAAGAACATTGATGCGGATATTCATCATTCCACAAATCTACATTATTTTTTAAAGCCTCAATAAAATCCAATTTCTGTTTAGGTGTTTCGACATCTATCATATGCGATTTAACCATATTTGGGTTTATTTTGTATATTTCAGAATTAATATCAATATAAATATAATCGTAACTTTTAAAACTTTCATATTTCCAATAATCATTTTTAAATTCTAAAAAAACTCTTTTTGAGCTATTCAAAATATTTACAGATATATTTTCATTTCCATCTATTAACCAAATTATGCTGATACCATGTAAACTGTAATCACTCTTCCTATCATCAATTTCTGTTCTGTCGTATTTACTGTGCTGTATTTCTAAAATAGTTTTGCTATTTAATACCACGTCAGCCCTTCTTTCTTTTTTTTGAGTTGGTTTACACAAAAAAGATTGTTCAATAATTTCAAAATAACTCTGCCATTCAGAATGCCATTCTGTCATTGGATTACCTCCGGTATCCGATGTATTTTTATGACGAAAATGAGGTTTTCTTTTTTTTGAATTCACAGGAATTAGTTCATGATTATTTTGACACCTAAATTTGCCTTTATGACTCAAATTACACTCTTTAATATGAATTTGTTTTCCATCTACAAATGTATATTGACTAGAAAAATTTGGATTGCATAAGTTAGACATAATATATAATTATTATGTTGTTTTTATATCGTTTAAATTATTTATATTGTATACATAATGTGACCATTTATCGTGTCATAATAAACACATCCCACTAATTAGTGTCACTTGTTTGAGAAATGTTCTTAGCCTTCGGTTTTGCCTCCTTCTTAGCCTTAGGTTCTTTTACCTTCTTTGGCTTCGGTTCCTTTTCCTTCTTTGGCTTAGGTTCTTTTACCTTTGTTTCCTTCTTAGGCTTCGGTTTTTCTTTTTCAAAGAACTGTACATCTTCATAATTCAACTTTTCTCTTCGATTCTTATACATTGTCGAAATTCTTCCTAAGAACTGAGGAAACTTTACCATGCCTTTCTTATTGCATTTTGAAGTAGCTTTAATCGTATTTAACGCAACATGTGGCTCAAATTCCCAGTTAGTCATATTAACATAAGTATCAAATATATCTGCATCCGATAATGCATCAGCAGAATATGATAAATTTTCTAGTTTTCTTACTGGATTTGTTACTGCCAATGTATTATTTATATAGTTCTCTTGAACCATCAGTGGATGCAGTTCATTACATAGCCAGTAAGTCTCATATTTGCTGTCAATTGATTCGTCCATTGATAGAAGTTTTGCTGTCGTGTCAAATATATTCGTGCTCTGAATATTCTTCTTTCCTTTTCTCGAGCCAAATTGCAGAGTATTTAACACAAATCGAATATCGCCATTTGATTGCTCATATAGTTCTTTGATTTCTGACTCCTTTATCCTAATCTTTTCCGTTACAACTATATTATAAACTAGTCGATAAACATCTTGGTAAGTAGGTTTCGTCATCTTAAAATCAACGCAATAGTTTAGTATTGGCTTGATAGATTGGTCATAACGATTATCGCAAATGCATACTATTGGAATACTGCAATTCTTAATGCATTCTGTTAAACTTGATATAAAACCATAATCGCCTCCACAATCAATATCGCTTACCACTAAAACATTCTCTTGACCATCAAATGTCTTTTTCGTTTTTATCAAGGGTTTAATTACTGTATTCATATACTCTTTATCCCTTTCATCATCAAGTGATAAATTTATAGCATTATAATCGTGCTTTTTGAGTAGAAGGTCTAC